CCAGCCACCGCCCCTGCAAGTGTTATGAATGCAGGGTCATCGTCCGCGCTTATCTCGGTTATCTCCTGAGAAAAATCGAGCTTCACCTCGACCAAACCTTCGTGGTACGCTTTTGTGCCGAATATGCCATTTGCAAGCACCTCGGCCGCAAAAAACTTGCGGTTGCCTACCTCATATAACTGTGATATATCTATATTTTCTAGCATGATCTGCTCCTTTAAAAGAATAATTTATTTACATACAATACTTGGTGGTAAAGCCTTGTATCTGATTCGTAGTCCTCGCTGCCAGCCTCCACCTCAAAACCCGCTGCCGTGAGTTTTGTCTCTATTTTTTCTAGCGTATCCCGCATTACCTTGCTCTCAAAACTGTTTACGCTGAACACATCCACCTGCGAAAAAAACCCTCTGCCCATCACCCTGTCGTCAGACCTGTATGCCGCCTCCGAGCTTATTACTTCATATATAATATAATTCCCGACCGTGCCGTCACGGGCTTTGTTGTAGTAAAAGATAAAATCGTCGGGCGAGTGTGCAATTTGCTCAATCATGAGCGCGTCTATAAAGCGGCAGTCTTTAAATATCCTTGCGAGTTGTTTTTTCCCTTTCGCCCTAACGCCGCTATTCGTCAAATTCTTCATAATAATAAATCTCCGCTTTTGTCCGCACCGCTCTAAGCGTTAAGTCTCGTTCATACCACTCATAACCGTCAACGCTTTGCACGATGAAAGTGTCATCGCGAAACTCTATAAACAGCCCGGTCTTTATGCGCTTATTGTAGTTAATAATAAACACCGCACTCTGCTCCGAACCTGCCGCTTTGGCGGTGAACTTTTCATTTTCGCTAAGTTCCCGTACATACGCGTGAAGCCTATTTTTGCTGTGGATATACCGCTTGACGTTTATTTCGTTTCCGTTTAAGTCTCGCCCTGAGACTACTTCGTAAATACCGATTAATTTATCCTTTATTCTACTCATAATCACTCCGTTAAAAAGCCGTATTTCGTATATCAGACAGCATAACGGCTATTGTATATTCAAGTTCGTTTGCTTTAAACTCGTCATTGTCACGGTGAAAGTAGTACTGCCATACGCAATATAAAATTGCCGTGCGGCAGATTTCGGGCGTGGTTTCGTCTATGGGTTTTCTCAAAACCTTTTCTACCGTATGCTCAGCAGCACTTAGGAAAGCGGTGAGGAGCGCGTTCTGCTCCTCGCCGTCAAGCCCTAAATACCGTTTAACCTCTGCTACCGATACCTTGTTCATTGGTTATTCGCCATCCGTTGCCATAAGTCCCGCCGCTTTCAGTTTGGCGAGCAGGGCATTAAAATCCGTCACTAGACCGGCTACTGTTGTAGCTTCACTACCGGCTTGATTGGCAGCAGTGGGAAGCCCCGTTATCGAGGCTCCCTCCTTGATTTCTAATGTTCCACCGATGACGGTTTTCTCGCCGCCCTGCTCGGTGTAGTTTTTTACGTTATATGCCATATCCGTTTCCTCCTCTTAAGCGTGCTGCTTGAGCAGCTTGATGCCTTCGGGCAGTACGGTCTTTGCATCCACGCGCTGAAAAGCGTAGAAGCCGGTCTGTAGGTTGGCGATATGCAGCTCATCCGCACGGCGCACTGTTCTACCGCTGCGGTCGGCAATCCAGTAATTTTGGAAATCACCGAAAGCGATAGTGTATGCGTTTGCCGCGATAGTCGGAGCATACTGCGAGACATACACCGGGAAACCGAGCAGACGGTCGGGCTGACCTGCCTGCAGGGACGGTTGCCACATATATGCACCGTTACCGTCCTTTAGTTTGCGGAGACCCGCAAGGGTTGCGCTGCTTAAAACAAATTTGGCATTTTTCTTGTAGCCGTCCTTTAGGGAATAAGTAAGTTCGATGAGTTCATCCGCTGTGATTGCTCCAGCGGCCGCCGTTGTCACACCGACATCGCCGCCTTTCGCAGTGAATATGCCTGTTGGCTGAGTGGTGCCTGCACCAACGCAAAATGCCTGTTCCTCCTTTGCCGCAAAAGCTCGGGCAAAGTTATCGATAAGATATGCTTCAAGGTCAAACATAGAATCCTGAAGCAACTCCTCCGAAACAAGCGCCGCCGCACGGAGTGTGTACGCATCGAGGGAGAGCTGGTTGAAAGTTGGTGTGCTTGGCGTAAAGGTGCCAGACTCCACTACCCAGTCAGCGGATACATCAGTGAGTGCGATATTTATCCTGTGCGGTGCGGCAGTGGTGATGACCTTTGCCAGAGAACGAATGACATTCTCGCGCTCAAGCGCCATGACAAGATTTCTGTTGAACTCTATGGGCACGAGATAGCCGCCGGTCGAAGGTGTACCTTCCTCCATGACATTGTGAACGAGGCGTCTGCCACGAACGACGTTCAAGAAATCCTCGCGGTATTCGGCGGTCGCCCTGAAGTGAACGGACTTCCCGTCCTGTGCTCCCGGTTTTGCCGTGATGGGAGAGCTGGTTAGCTGAGCCATAGCGGCGTCTCTTGCTACGCGGTCTTCTTCAATCGCTATCTGACGCGCCATTGTGTCCACATCCAAGAGCATCTTGTCATATGTCGCGTTGTCTTCGGGAGAGAGAACGCCATCCTTGACACGGGTGTCAAGGAACGACTTTGCAGCGTCCCATGCCTTTGCACGTTTTTCGCGCATTTCTAGTACTTTTTTCATAATAAAATATTCCTCCATTAAATGTACTTACGGGCTTGCAGTTTCTGCATAGCCGTTTCGATGGAAACGCCCGTGAGCGAATCCTGCCCCTTTCGCTCCGGTTTCGGAGCAGGTTTTGAGATGAGCTTGTTCATAAGTGAATTGGTAACCGCCTTGCGGCTAAAAGCAAGGACTACATCGTCGGCATAGCCGCGCTTTGCGTCTTCCAGAATGCCGTCCACAAAGCCAAGCTCGATAGCTTTGTTGGCGTTCATCCAGGTTTCGCCGTCCATCAGATGAGAAATTTTCGCTCTTGACAGTCCTGTCTTAATTTCATAAGCGTTGATTATACTTTCCTTGACCTCGTCCAGCATGGCTATGGCTTTTTGCATTTCCTCAGTATCTCCGATTGCAACCGACATTGGATTATGAATCATGAGTAGCGCCGTGGGAGCCATAAGCACCTGCGTCCCCGCCATTGCAATGACCGAAGCTGCGCTTGCCGCAAGTCCGTCGATTTTTACGGTGACTCTCCCTGTGTAGTCCATAAGCATGGTATAAATCTGTGAAGCCGCTACGCAGTCTCCGCCTGGAGAATTAATCCAAACGACAATATCTCCGCTGCCGGAAAACAGCTCATCTTTAAAAATTCGAGGTGTAATCTCATCTCCCCACCAGCTTTCGTCCGCAATAATTCCGTCAAGGTAAAGGGTGCGGATACACGATCCCTCATCATTATCCCAGTTCCAAAAACGCGCTTTGTCACGTGTCTTGACGGGGACTTGGCCTGGGCTTTGTGCCCGATTTGTTTGTTTCATTAGAACCCTCCTCCGTTTCTGTTTCTTTGGATGCAGGCTCGGCTTGCTTTGCGAAAACGCCGGCATCCTGTAATTTGGTCATCGCGCCATTGATAAGATATAGGTCGCCGCCAAGCTCCACCGGTATTCGGTCGAGATTTTCAAGCTGCCTTATATCGTTGGCGCTCATCCAGCCGTTCTGCCGCGCCGTTGCATAACCGCTCATACGGCTCTGATAATCCCCGCGAAGTAGTCCGTCCACATTAAACTTAGTGAACACATCACGCTTTTCACTTTCGAGCAGGAGCGATTTATTCATCGCTTGCTCCCAGCGGATGACCCACGGGTCGAGCGTGTATTTCACAAACTCAAGCGACTGCTGCTCAATGTTGGAGAACGAGGACTTCTCCAAGTCCGCCAGCATATGCGGCGGAACCCTGAAAATACGAGCAATTTCGTTTATCTGAAATTTTCGTGTCTCCAAAAATTGCGCCTGCTCGGGTGAGATGGAGATAGGAGTGTACTTAAGCCCCTCCTCCAGCACAGCGATTTTGTTACTGTTTGCGCTGCCGCCGAAGGTAGACTGCCAGCTTTCTCTAATGCGCTCCGGGTCTTTTAATGCACCGGGGTGTTCTAGCACTCCACTTGGAGCAGCTCCGTTGGCGAAGAATTTAGCACCGTATTCCTCAGCTGCGATGGCGAGCCCCACGGCGTTTTTTGCCATTGCTATAGGTGAGTAACCGACCAGCCCGTCAAACCCCAAACCGAGAATGTGCAGTACATCGCTTGGTGCGAGAATGATATCAATTGGCTTGTTCTTGCTAACCTCCGGCGAATCGTCGCTACTTTTTCGGTAGCGGTAATACAGCCGTCCTTGTGAATCCCTGTCAACCGTCATGCGGTCGGGCATAAGCGGATACAGCGCCACGACGTTGCCGCGAGCATTTCGGATAATCTGTGCGTAGGCGTTGCCCGTCAGCAATAGGTGGTTCATCATAGTTTCACGGAATACAAACGATGTCATCTCTGGGTTTGGTTCATCATGCAGTACCCGCCACAACGAATGTTCTAGATATTTGTCCTTACTGCCATCGTCGCCGTATTTATACACAAACAGCGGCAGACCAGCAATTGCTTCGGATAATATCCGGACGCAAGAATAAACCGCAGTCATCTGCATAGCTGTTTTTTGGTTTACAACCTTGCCAGAGGACGAACCTCCCCACAAGAAGCTAGTGCCGCCTCCTAAGTTTTTAGGCTTGTCACGGGCTTTAAATATTCCTTTTAAGATGTTCATAGGCAGTTTCCCCCAATTAAAAAATGAGCAATCCGCGTTTATTGTACACGCTTTCGCCCGTATCGTTTCCGCACCGAATCGCCCGGTCAAGCGCCATGATAGTGGCTACGGCACCGTCGATTTTCTCGGTGGATTTTTCCTTATCTGCTTTAATGTTTCCGGCAGGATCGGTGCGGATGAAGATGTTATCTAGCATCCAACGCAATACCGGGTGACCACCGTGGGCGAGTTTCTCCTCCAGCGTCAGCTTCATCAGCTCTTTGGTCGGCGGAGACATATCCTTAAAGCCCTGACCGAACGGTACGACAGAGAAGCCGAGATTTTCAAGATTCTGCGTCATTTGAACAGCGCCCCAGCGGTCAAAGGCAATTTCACGGATATTGTATTTCTCGCCAAGCCCCTCAATAAATTTCTCGATGAACCCGTAATGCACCACATTGCCCTCGGTTGTTTTAAGAAACCCCTGCTTTTTCCAGCTATCGTAATTCACATGATCGCGCCGAACGCGTAGGTCTATATTATCTTCCGGTATCCAGAAATACGGCAGAACGCAGTATTTGTCTTCCTCGTCTACGGGTGGGAACACCAGGACGAAAGCCGTGATATCGGTTGAGGACGAAAGGTCAAGCCCTCCGTAGCAGACCCGGCCTTCAAGTGATTTTTCATCTACGGGGAACGCGCAGGCATCCCATTTGTCCATTGGCATCCAGCGCACAGCCTGTTTCACCCATTGGTTAAGCCGAAGCTGCCGAAAGCTGTTCTCCTCGGCGGGGTTTTGCCGTGCCGACTCAAATGCCGCCTTGACTTTATCCATGCCCACCGTAATACCAAGAGAGGGGTTCGCCTTCTTCCATACCTTAGGGTCTGTCCAGTCATCCTCCTGCGCCGCGCCGTAAATCACCGGATAGAAGTGAGGGTCGTGTTTTCTGCCATCTATAATGTCCAGCGCCTTTTGGTGTATCTCCCAGCAGATGCTGTTTTGATTGTCCCCGGCAGTAGTTATAAGGAAATACAGTGGCTGCATACGCGCATCGCCGCTGCCTTTGGTCATAACGTCATATAGTTTTCTGTTTGGCTGGGTGTGGAGTTCGTCAAACACCACGCCGTGGGTATTGAATCCGTGCTTGTTTCCGACGTCAGCTGACAGCACTTGATAGATGCTCCCGGTAGGCTGATAGATGAGCCGTTTGGTTGCGTCAAGTATTTTGACACGCTTAGAGAGCGCCGGGCACATTCGCACCATATCTGCCGCCACATTGAAAACGATGGATGCTTGGTTACGGTCAGCGGCACAGCCATAAACTTCGGCGCGCTCTTCGTTATCACCGCAAGTGAGAAGCAGCGCAACAGCGGCCGCAAGCTCGCTGTTGTGTGTAGGCAAAAAAGAACGTCCCACCAAATACTGATGTGACGGGCTATCCACCTGTATGCACTGCATGCCTCGATTTTCAATCGGCTCAATGTTGTCTATATATCTGTAATGGCTTCGTGTTTTCGGATTCCGCTTGACTTGATTTTTACGCTTACGGTTAAGTGAGCATACGGGAATATCATCAAAAGCAGTAAAT